CGCAAAAGCTCAGCTCTTGCTGATACTGCCGCCGTTCCTACCTTCAATGGGTACATGAGCTTTACCTGCATGTAGCCCAGTTCTTGATGGTTAGATGCGACCTCTGCATTGAAAGGCCGGGCGAATAATGTATTAACTTCTTGGTAAGGAGTTGATGAATTAGGAGGTGTAAAGCTTGCGTTTTCCCAAGCCGTGTCAATAGATGGATCAATGCCGTTTAGCGCTGTCTCTAGAGCCTTTCTGATTAGTGCTACGCTCATAATTGAGCCTTCTGCATAATCTCTGGGAACTCTAATTCCACGAGTCCCACCATGCCTTGAGGTGCTTGTTTGCTGTAGCCGTTTTCAAGTCTTTCGCTGTAAGGCAAGTTGTTTACAAGGTAGTTAATCCCTATTACATCAGTGACCAAAACAGAGTTTGTAATCTTGCCAATAGTCTCAGCGCCCGACTTATCAATTTCGTCAATGTCTCCATCTGGAGCAACGCCAAAACCATACTGCCAATTAGCTCTAAATCTGCCGCCTGTGTATCCAGCGCCGACCCATCCAAGACCTGTAGCCGTCTCTCTGAAACCTTCTTGCCATAGGGAGGGATTGCCGACAGGTGAGCGGTAAACGACTCTTGTGCCTATCTCCATGATGGCCTTTCGCACTGTGTCCATTAAATGGTTAGGCTTAGTAACCTTGCACCACTTGTCTAATTCTGATGTAAAGGACATTAGCTAGCCCTCACATGAAGGTCGTACATAACTGAGGTTCCAGCGGGGTTTAACTCGCCTATCGAAACCACTTGATATTCTTTTGAATTAACTGTGAATAAGTCTTCAAGACCTACGGCTGTCGTTGCATCTAATAACAATTTCTTATCAGAGACTTCAACAAGATTGCCTCTTACATATCGCTCAGCGTTAGAGCTAAACTCGAATAGAACGCCGACTCGTGTTACTGCTGAAGTGCTTGAAGATACGCCGCCGGTTGCTGGGTCATATTCGCCAGCCGAATAAACCGAATGCACAACATCTTGACCAAACTTTGTAAAAAGCCTAGTGGCTGACGTTGCACTCTTGGAGTAATCAAAGCTCATCGTCTAACCGTTTCAACTGAGCCCCTGCCTCTTCGTAAATAAGGCGCGAGCATTGCATCAATGGATTTGTATTGAATCGCTACAGGAGAGTAAATATCGAACTCGGTTTCTATTGGCCCGATCTTCTCTTTAACTACTTGCTGAGTTTGGTCTGCATATAAAGTGCCCGCAGATGCTTTGAGCGCTAGCTCAGCACAAGCTCTCTGAATTTCTACAGGGATCACATCGTGACTAATCGAGATATGCACATCAATTAACACACTTGTTCGCGGCCAATCTAATGCTTGTGTATGAGTGACCCTGAAGCCCTGCCACAAGCTCCTATATATCTGAGTCATATAGTCAGTGGCTTTGAGTATTGCCTGCTCTCTAAGCTCGTCAGAGGCTATGGCAGCCCATCCAGCATTTCCCCTAGACGTGTGATAAGTGGCAGCGTCAACAAGACTGATATAGCAATCAGAATTAGAACTGCCTGCGCCACTCTCAACGATTAAGGTCATTACCTAGCCCTTGTCTTTGTCTTGGGTTTTACTGCTTTTACTTCTGCTTTCGGTTCGACATAAAGCTCCATTGTGGTTTTATCAAAGTCTTCTTCATTGACCTCGACGAAATCACCTTGGCTTTCTTTGTGAGTAGATTTGATTCTTACGATATTCATAGCGCACCTAATGAGCGACCCCTAAAACCTAAGGGCCGCTTTGCTTCGTGGATTAACCTAAAAGGAGTGCTGTGTGCTCAGGCTTGATGTTCGCAAAGCCCCAAGCTAATGAAACCTCGTACACCATCTTTCTGTAACCAGGGTACATGCTGACCTCGAAGGTAAGGCCAGAACGAGGGTCTGTGATGCTAGTCACATCAATTGCTTTGTCGCCTTGTGCTGGACGCTCAGGCATACGTGTTGCAAGAACAATTGCGCCTCGATTGAATACCATGTTTCGAGCAGCAGCGGCAACGACTGTAATAGCCTTGGTAGCTGCTGACATTGCAACGCGAAGACCGGGAGCCGCAAGCGTAATTGTGCCGCCGCCTGATACATCGGCATCACCAGATGCAACGAGATACTTGTTACCATCACCGGCAAATGTAACTACGTCACCGGCTACAATCGTACCTGTTCCCGCTGAAGCCAGAGTAAGCACTGTTGCGCCTACCGCATAACCTGCGTCGTTAGTTGTAGCTGAAGCGCCAGTACCGACAGCAGGAGTTGCTATCTGGGCTGACTCACGAAGAGACATACCAGATACGTCAAGCAAAACGCCTTGACGCAGAATGCTGTCAGTACCTTGACGATTCACATCTGCTTGCTTACCAATAAACTTGGCACCGGCAGCGGTGTTCATCACAACATGGTTGTCGCTAACAGGTGCGCCGTTATCTTTAAGAATGCGTAAAGATTCTGATGCGTCAGTGTAATCACCGGCAGTAGCGAAAGGCGTAGTGCCTGCCGTACCGAACGCTCTTGAAGTTGTTGAGTGTAGCCCCGCTAGATCCGATTCCATCTCATTTACCAGAACACGTACAGCCTGCGCAAACTGGTTAGCCACAATGCTCATGTGGCCCTGACCGTGATTTAAACCACGAGCCTCTTCGCCATCCCAAGAGAACTTGGAGCCTTTAGACTTGGAAATAGTGATCGGAACATTGCCAATAGTTTGATCAGCTTCGGCAGGGTCATCCATTGACGGAGTGATATCGTAACTGGAGTTAGCAGGCGCGACAGAAGAATAGACACTTTGGCCTTTCTTCGCTCGCGCAATATCTGCGTTAAGAGTTACGGCGGGGATCATGCCAACTAGCTCGCGTGAAACAACGTCTAGCCCAACATGTAAATCGGGTATTAAATTCGTAAGCGTATTCGTGGTCATCGTTAGATACCTTATAGGTTGAGTTTAATAAAAATTGCTTTCCATCGGCTCAACCGAATCGGATACCTAGGCTCTGCCCGGGCTTACTGTTTTATGCTGTTAAAGAACCGCCCTCTTTGGAGAAAGTGGACTGGTCTATTGGGGGTAGTTGGTCGAAAGCCGCACGAGTCATTGTTTTCTGACCCGTTACTGATCTGCCTCCGTTTGCGCCACCACCTGAATTTAGGTCTGCTGCTACAAAGTTCTTGCCTTCTTCGCCTGATGCCCATTCCTTCACATAGTCTGCTAAGGACTTGTCACCAACCTTTGCGCTTCGCTCGTTACCGTCAACTGATACTTCAATCTCTGATCTTAGTAATGCAGTTGCAGCCCTCATGTGGGCCGCATTGGTCACGCCGTTCTTAGTTAATTCAGACGTTAGCCCGTTATCAACTAATAGCTTCTTAGTGAAGCCTGATTCTGTTTCGAGTGCGGTAGTCGCATCCTCGGCAGCTTTCTTGAAGGTCTTGCCTTCTTTCTGGCTTGCCGCTAAATCTGTCTTTAATGAGTCAATCTCATCTTCCAGCTTTTCAAGAGTTTCCGGCTTGATTTCTTGACCCTTTCGAGCCGTTTTAAGTTCGCCTAGCAGCTCTTTGTTCTTAGCTGCCAAACCGTCCGTTGCTTCCGTGACTGCCGCCTTAATTGCTGCTTTCACTTCTGGTGATGTTAGATCAATGTCCATTATTTACCCTCGGGGATTGCGTGAACTCAGTTCACAATTGGTTTTTACTACTATTTATTGGTTAAATCAACTATTAATTAGTGTATTTGGCTCTTAATTGTGCCAGTGTCAAAGGTTTGCCTTGCCCAGTCACCAAATCAGACAGTGTTATCTTTCCTGATTGGTACATCTCAGCTCTTCCCCTGCCTAATATCTCTGTCTGCTTATCTAATGGTTGACGTTTAAGCCATCCATCAAAGTTAAGAGAGGCATCGACCGGCCCACCATCACTTGCACGAGCGCCACCTTGGGGGCCATCGAATACAACGCCTATCAATAAGCATCTGCAATTAAAGTGTTTGGGGTAATTAGGGAACGGAAATTTGTGCCCTATAGGGTTTTGAGCTTTAGTCCACTCTAATCCATCGAGTGGGGCGCATATAGGACATGTGCTAACGTCTAATGTCGCTACACCACGGTAACGCTTAATAATATCTTGATTGGCATCGAATACAGCTTGGCGCGAGTCATTGGCGATAGTGGCGACTGAGGTTTGGACAAGCGCTGCTGCATTGGCTTGGGTTGTGTCTAAGAAGCCTTTGACTCTATTGATTATTTGCTGATTGTTCTCGCCACGCACAACGCCCTGCCTTACAGCTTGCCCGAATCTAAACGAAGTATCTGCTGATTGTTTGGACCACCAAGCACCTTGGGCGGCACCTTGAACCAATGAATCTCTAACGAGCGTGTTGAGCACTATAGCACTAGGCACCACAGCGGTCGTTGATACGGTTAAAGCAGCGCCAGTAACAGCGGCAGACACATCGGCAATGGCTCCTGTGCCCTCAAGAGCTACATCAGCAATCCTTGCGTAGTATGAGGATATGAGCCCCCTTACTTCAGTTACTTGCCTATTAACCCTAGCCCTGCCCCATACTGTATAGGTGGCCGTGGATACTTCGGAGATAAGATCAATCTCTAACTGTTTGAGTAATGCCAGAACGTCTTTTCGGATGGACACATCAGTGCGCAGTATATCGAGCTGTAATTCGATTGCTGCGTCAAACTGTGTGGGTATCATTTATTTCTTTATAAGATTAAGCGCTTGATCTTCATTGAATCCGGCTTCGATGTACGAGTCATATAGTGCTTTAAGCCGTTTAGCCTCAAATGCAGCAAGGCGCGTATAGTTCTCAAGCTCACCCTCGGCCTTTCTCAGCATCTCAGCGGTTTTGTCAGCATTACCTGCGCCGGTTATAAGTTTAAATGTTTTTTGCATTAGACCATCAACTGTGGGGTGCGAGTGGATATGCGCTCTTGCTCTTCTTCAAAAGTAATCAGAGGATCGGCCATTTCGCGCTCTTGCATTAGGCGGTAAACGTTCTGGTCACTTGCGCCAGGCATGCCAGATTGCCAAGCCGCTACTAATGCGGTCAAGTCTTGAGACGACATGCTATTAGGGATGAAGTCAGTGTTTAGCTTGTATTCTACCGTATCCACACCACCCGCCCACTCTGAGAAGATGCCTAGGGCTTTCTCTAGGCCCATGCTTATAACCGCAGCCATTGCAGCTAATTGGCTCTGCTCGCCCTGTGTGCGGTGTGACAGCGTTTCATGTGATTCGACAGCAGCCTTTTGATTCTCTAGCATCCTAGCACCAAGTACAGCCATTTCGCCTTTCTTGGATTCTAGATTCTTCTGCAATGCTTCGAAGTGACCTTCTACTTCAGCGTAAAAGGCTTGGGCCTGTGGATCTGATAAAACGTTAGCAGTAGGACCGCCGATGTATATCTTATCATCTTCCTCGCCCGCTCTATGCCCTGTAATGAATAGAGTAGGAAGCCCAGAATAATGGCAACCGTGTTCGAAATCTGCTGATACTTGGTAGTGATGAATGTTCATACACACAAGGTCTAGCAATGGGGGCGTGTCGATATTAGCACTTAAATCATTTACGCCTAAGAAAATAAAAGGAATATAGGGTAATGGCTTGCCATTCATTTGAGGAAATATGTCTCCATCAATCTGAACGTCCTTGCCATCCTCGTGCATGAACAGCCTTTGCCGGTACTTACCGTCAACCAGATCAAGCACCCTGTATCTGTCCTCTGTAGTGTGTGCGAACTCTTCCTCGCCAACCGCTGAAGACTCAGCCAATACAACCATTACCAGCACATAGGCGTTATTAACGCGACCATACTTCCAGTTAATGATTG